TGGGTCAGGAAATTGAAACAACTGGTCTAAGAACCGACTGTTCCATTCACCTTTGTTAAGGGTTATGAAACCATTTTCAAACCTGCCCTGTAGCGCCCACATGACCCTATCAGTCTTCTTTTTGTTCCCATGGGTCAACTCATCAACCCTAAAGAACATCCCGTACCGCTTCATCATGTCCGTCAGAGGCGACATAACAGCCTGTCTAGCAATACCTTTCTCTATCCCTATGCCTATGGGCCTGTAGTCCCTGACAACCTCAAATATCTTTCTGGCTGTCTCAGACAACTCCCAGCGCCCATGCACTATGTTCTCTACGTGCCAGTGTCCGCTGTCGTTGACCTTGACAACCGCTATGGCTGTCTCGTCCAATTTACTGTTCTTGGTACGTTGTTTGTTTACTTCCTCAAAGCCAGCTAAGTCAATGGCTATGTAGTAGTCCCCGTACTCAGGAGTTTCACCAAACTTGACCCAATCCTCCTTAAACATCTCAGAGCCTCTGGCTTCAAAGGACGCCATAAACTCCTGTCTAAACGCATAGCTGGACATACTCTTTTTAGCTACGTTTATCTCCTCTGCGTCCAACAAAGGATTGTCATAGCTTGTAAAGTGCCACGCTTTGTACGTTGGGTCATCACCTAACTCAGCGTACTGGTACAACTCATAAAAGTGATTACGTCCCATTGGCGTACCAATGAACAACGCATTTCCCTTTTGGTCAGCCAAAGCTGGCCTAAGAATCTGCTCAAATACTTCAGGCTTCATGTCTGCGTATTCGTCCATGACCAGAAACTTCAAGGACACACCACGCATAGTCTCTGGTCTGTCCGCGCCTTTCAACGATATGGTCGCACCGTTGATTAGCTTTATCTGTAGATTGTTGATGTGGCTAGACACAATCACTGGATTACCCAGTTCAAGCAGTGTCTGCCACATGATGTCTCTAGCCTGTCCTTGGGTTGGTGCTACATAAAACACATTCCCCTTACTGGACTCCAAGGCATTGACAATCAACAACCATGCCGCGAGTCTGGACTTGCCAGTACGTCTACCAGCGGCTACAATCTTAAACCTTGTATCGTCACCCCACACATCCTGCTGCCATGGAAGTAACTCTATGTTTAGGTCAGTCATAAATCCTTAAAGTTCCCATAACCCAGACACATTAATATGACCACACAACAGGACTAGACTTTCTAGTGTCCACATGCACAAAGCTCTTAGCAACACCTATCCCATTGAACCCCATAATCATAGCAGCCTTAATAATCTTATGGCGCTGTTGACCGCTGGCAGCCTTAATGTCCGCAGCTATACCTTGGGCATGTGTTCCCGGTTTAGCTTTCTTAGCTTCTATGGAATGCTTAGGAGACCTATAGCCACTAGTGATTACAAAAGGAAAACCACAGGCTTCCCTCAACTCATCCAGCATTCTAACAAAATCTTCGTTTATCTTGTTCTCGCCTGTCTCTTGACACTTGAAGTCATCTAGTTGGAAGTATTTATATATCACTTTCTGTGAACTCTCCTTCAATGGTATTGTCTTCA